GTTAAAATCGATGAAAAAATATATATAAATTATGGAAAATATAAAGTAAAAGCAAGAAATATATCAGCTCAAAATAAAAGAGTAAAATTATTAATGGGTATTGTTTGTGAAATTTTAATGCTTATATTTCATAATAAAGAATGGTGTGGCCCTGGTTCAACAAACGATGAAAAATGCAAAATATATGAAAAATGGATTAAAGAAATACCAGATTGTGGCGTAGTTTGTGCAGATGGTTCAGCTTTCGATTCAACTCAACATGCAGAGCTTCAAAATGTTGTAGATAAATATGCATTTGAAAAAGTAATAAATAAATGTACATTTTTACAAGAGTATGCTGAATCTATTGACTATAAGAAAATATGTTACCAAGATACTTTTGTAGTTTTCAGTAAATATTTTAAATATAAATGTAAAGGAACACAAATGAGTGGCAGAATGAATACATGTTTAGGAAATACATTAAGATCATACTTATATGTAGAATATATTAAATATAAAATGAAGCAAGAATATTTCTTTGTAAATATAGAAAATATTAGAGAAATGGTAAATGGAGATGATCAAATTATATTTATGCGTAAAGGATTGTTTTCATATTATGAAAAAATAGCTTATAAATATGTATATTATCATGAAGATGTATCAGTTAAACATGGTCTAGGTCAAATTGCAAAAATATTTGATAAATATCCACAAATTACTGGCGCTGAATTTTTGTCATGTATATTATTGTATGATCAATTTTCAGGGAAATGTATGTTAGTAAGAAAATTAGAAAGATTTTTACAATTAACACCATTCACTTATAATAATAAATTCTTAAATGTAAATAAATTTAGATATATGAATGCGAAATTGATGTTTGACGATGCTATGAATATAATATCCGTTCAAAATAACTTATCATTATATAAATTATATGCATGGAAAATGTATGAGATTGCTTATGTAGAAATGCATAGATTGGAAGGAAAAATAAAATTAAGTAAAAAATTCATGAAGAAAGTAGAAAAGAGATTAAGTGAAAATAAATTTAGATTACATTTTAAATCTTATTATTCACCTAGTGAAGAATCCGATAGAAATAATGTTCAAGATAATTATATATTTGATCAATTATACTATCAATTTTTAGAGAAAAATTTTGACATTAAACCTGCAGAAATAGAAGAATTAATTAATACAATAAATTCAATTAATAGTGAAAATTATTTAGAAAAATATAGATGCACAATCATAGACAAATTAAATAAATGTGAAACTATGGATAAATATTTAAAAACTAAAAAAGAACTTGAAAGAACTAAAGTAGAGACGAGCATACAATTAATTAATAATCAAATGAAAGTTAACCAATATCACAATCACTAAAATTCTTTTATTTATATGGAGGGTTAGACCCACTGCTTGGTAAAGCTACTAATATAAAATGAACGCTAATAAACCAACTAAAACAACTATCAAAAAGAAAATTAAAAGAAAAATTCGTGTGAAAGGTAGAAGATTGCCAAATAATAGAAAGAAACGAGCAAATATAATTAGAGGAAGAAAAATTGCTGCTGCATCCGCAAAGAATTTTAATAAAAAATTTAATGTATTACGTCAAAATGGTAATTCAGTAAGAGTAACAGGTCGTGATTTAATTTATTCAATACCTGATGATTTAACATCACCAATTCAAACAAGCAATGTAATAACTGTTATACCTGCTAATCCTGCTTATTGGAAAGGAACAAGAATAGCTGCACTAGCCGCTGGATACCAAAATTATAGACCAATATTATTTAAGATAACATATGTTCCAATGTGTGCTGTTACTCAACAAGGTAATGTAATAGGTGGTACAATATGGGATGATGGAATTGATAATGCTAATATACAACAATCATTAAGGACATCAAATGGAGGATTTATGACTCAATGTTATGTACCACATACTACGAGAATTCGACCAAAATCAAATTTGCAATTTAATTTATATAGAATGGGTGGTGATTTTACAACTACATCTAATCCATTTATATTTGTAGCAATAGCAATAGGTTGTAAAAACACAAGTGATCAAAGAGTCACTCCTGGTTATTTTTACGTTACATGGTCCTTTGAACTGAAAAATCCCATAGGAAGTGTGAATTCATATAATAATAGCGGCTTAATTCAATATGAAGATATAAATGCTGAGATGAATACTACAATGATAAATCTAGATCCACAATCACCCATACCATTTGGCGCATACATTAATGTAGAAGAAGAAGATGGCGAATTGGTTCCATACTACAATGAATCACCAGTTGAAATTTTAGGTCCCACACCAACTTGGGTATTCACATCAGTATCTAAAGCATCAAATGCAAAATCAATTAGCAAGATACCAATATATTATGATGGAGTAACTACAGCAGAAGCAATTATAGGTAAGGATTCATATTTAGGATATATTAAAGTATTAGAAGACTCATACGATATTTATGTTTTTCCAACAAAAACAAATTTATATGATAAATATAAAATAACTACAGATGACACAATATTACTTTTTAAAGATATGACACAAAATTTCGGTGAATACCAAGGTATTAAAATAGTTGAAGGAAGAAGAATAGTATCAGCATCATCAGATGAATATGCAACATGGAATATGGCAAATTATAAGGCAGATAAAAATACATATTATACAATATTAAATAATTCAAAGACTAGACAACGCAGAATTAAAAATTTGGCAAATTCTATTGATCACTTAGAAATTAAAGAAGAAGATGCTATCAAAAACAAATAAAAAACTAGCACTTCTAGCATAAAACAATGCTTTATCAAGTAGGATAACGCATCCATAAGTGCGTTGTGATAAGTAACTTATGGGAAAACAAGTTTGTAAGCACTTGTAAATCAACTTTCTGGTTTAATCTACACCAGGCTTGAGTAACTATAAGAAAATACCTGAAGTTAGATATAAACAAAAAAAAATAAAAAACAAAAATAAAAACCGCAAAATAAATTTAACCAACCTTATATAGTGGAGAGGGA